GGGGACTGGAACACCGGGGACTGGAACACCGGGAACAGGAACACCGGGGACTGCAACACCGGGAACAGGAACACCGGGGACTGGAACACCGGGGACAGGAACACCGGGAACAGGAACACCGGGGACTGGAACACCGGGGACTGGAACACCGGGGACTGGAACACCGGGAACAGGAACACCGGGAACAGGAACACCGGGGACTGGAACAAATCTTCTTTCAATACTGGTTGTTTTAATACAGAAGAACAGAAGATCATGCTGTTCAATAAACCGTCAGATATGACATATCGTGAATGGATAGATTCAGATGCAAGATATTTACTGAATCAGATACCAAAGGATGTTGTTGAATGGGTATATGAAGAAGATATGACTGATGAAGAAAAGGCAGCACATCCAACCTATGAAACAACAGGCGGTTATCTCAAAGTGCCTGATGAATCTGAATGTGGTCAGTTGTGGTGGGGCAGCCTGTCAGACCGTAGAAAGGAAATCATCAAGGCAATACCAAACTTTGATGCTGAAATATTCTTCCAGTGTACGGGTGTCAGGGTAGATGAATGATCTGCACCTTATGCCCCATCAGGAAGATGCACTGAACAGAACTGAACAGTTCAACCGTTGTGCTTATTATCTTGATATGGGACTGGGTAAGACCTTTGTGGGTGCTGAAAAAATGTATCTGCTGAATAATGCTGTGAACTTGGTCATCTGTCAGAAATCCAAGATTGATGACTGGGTTCAGCACTTCAAAGATTATTACCCTGATTACAGGGTGATGAACCTGACCAAGAAAAGTGAAGCAATCAATTTCAGGGCGGTACTTGATACCAAGGACTTATACAACCAAGGTGTTCAAATGATAGGCGTTATCAATTATGAAACTGCTTTCCGGCGGGATTGGTTGCTGAAACTTAAAGATTTCACACTGATGCTTGATGAAAGTTCCCTGATAACCAATGAAACGGCAAAACGGTCAAAGTTCATTCTGAAAATGCAGCCGGAAAGCGTGATTTTATTATCAGGAACACCAACAGCCGGAAAGTATGAACGGTTGTGGTCACAGGTTCAGTTGCTTGGGTGGAATATTACAAAAAAAGCGTTTTGGTCATCATACGTTCAGACTGAATGGGTTGAGAACGGGGACGGTTTCAAACGTGAAGTAATAACCGGGTACAAGCACACGGAACACCTGAAAAAGAAACTTGCAGATCATGGGTGCATCTTTATGAAAACCGCTGATGTGATTGAACTGCCGGAACAGACTGAACAGAAGATATTCTTTAAGGCAACACAGGCGTACAAGTATTTTATCAAAAACAGTTACATCATGCTTGATACCCTGAATATGTGCAAGTTCAAAGATGATTCAGATTATTACGGTACGGATGTGACACCACGGGTTGAACTGGTCGGTGATAACAGCCTGACCAAGATGCTATATGCACGGCAGTTGTGCGGGCAGTGGCACAAGGAAAAACTGGAAGGTTTGCGGGACTTGGTTGAATCAACAGAAGATAGGCTGATTATATTCTACAACTTCACCGCAGAACTTGAAGCAATGCAGAAAAAACTTGCTGATCTAAACAGACCCTATTCAGTTGTGAACGGGTCAAAGAAGGACTTGACTGCATACGATCAGGCAGATGATTCAATCACATTCATACAGTATCAAGCCGGGGCAATGGGTGGTAATTATCAGAAAGCAAACAAGATTATTTATTTCACCTTGCCACTTGGCAAAGGGTCATGTGATATGTGGGAACAGTCAAAAAAGCGTATTCACCGCATAGGACAAGCCAAACCGTGCTTTTACTATTACTTACTGGTGAAGGGTACGGTTGAAGAAAAGAACCTTGCAGCATTGAAGGAAGGAAAGGAACTGACAGATGAATTATTCAAAAATACTTAACTGGATATTTGGAATCATGGCATTTATCGGTGTATTCCTGATAATTGGTGCAGTCGGTGCATCTGACTATGCGGTTGAAATGGGAATATATGAACCACTTACCGCACACCTGAAAGAATATATCATTGGTGCGATTCTGATGATTCCCGGAATCATTTATTTGAAAATCACGGAAAGGGGTGATGAAACATGAACTATTCAAAGAACCTTAGAAAGTCCGCAATGGCAAAGCGGGTCTTGATCTTGATTGGTGTTGCCTTTTGTGTTGGGTTAGCTGTTGGGGGTGTGTCTGTATATGCCCTGAAAACTCATATAACCGCCAAGGACAAAGAGAAATCAATAGAACGCACACTTGAACGGGATAACACAGAAACCCTTGTATATGGGGCGTATGATAACAGAACATTCACACAGGAAATTTCCCTTGACTGGGGTGCGGGTGATTTAGATTTCACACCGCTTGACTGCAAGATGCCGGAAGAACAACAGGAATTTGCATATTACCTTTGTACCGGGTACAACATTGATTTTACCCTTGTTATGGCACTGATTCAGAATGAAAGCAGTTTTGACCCGGCGGTCATCAGCAAAACCAATGATTACGGTTATATGCAGATCAATCAGATCAATCATCAGTGGTTGACAGATACCCTTGGTGTAACGGATTTTACAGACCCGTATCAGAACATCAGGGCGGGCGTGTTCGTACTTAGAAAACTGTTTGAACGGTATCAAGATACCAACATGGTCTTGATGGCGTACAACATGGGTGAAGATGGTGCTGCCCGGTTGTGGGAAAAGGGCATCTATTCAACAGATTATACAGAAAAAATACTGAACCATCAGACACAGTTCAATGAACAGTTGGATGGTGAGTAAATGAAATATAACATACCTTTTAATGAAATAGGGCAACAGTTGATAGATAAGCATAACATTGTAGTCAATAAATATGGTGTGATGTTTGATAAATCCTCAGGAAAGTATTTCAGCATTATTGAAATGTGTAAGGAGTGTATAAAGTTAGTTCCTAATTGTACCAATGGATATAGGCGGGAAGTGTATTTGTATATTCGTGATATGACCTATGACCAAAATTGCACTTACAATAATGGTTTATATGTAAGAAGGACTATGCTGACAAAACCTTTAAGAAGGTGGGTGAACTAATGGCAGCAGAAAAGAATTTTGAAAATAAGGTCAAGAAGTTTCTGAAGGACAAGGGTGCTTGGGTACTGAAATACTGGGGTGGTGCAGCTTATACAAAAAGCGGTATTCCTGACCTGTTGGTATGTTTCAACGGTTGGTTTTTGGGAATCGAACTGAAAGCACCAAACGGCAGACCGTCAGACTTACAGTTATACAACCTTAGAGAAATTGAAAAGGCGGGCGGTATCGGCATCCTGTTATACCCAAAGGACTATGAACAGTTCAAGCAATTTATTGAACACATTGAACTGGGTGAATTACCAGTCAACTTATACGGTGTTTATCCATTCCTGACAGAATGGAATCAACATAAAAATAATTAAAGGAGTGAAAGAGCATGGCAGCAAAAAAGAAAGCAGATGCAGCGGTTGAGAATACCGCAGAAGTAACACAGGAAACAGTTCAGGAAGAAATTGAACAGGTAGCAGCAGACAACGCAAAGGAACTTGACAATAAGAAGTATGTGGTTGACCACTTACTTTCAACCAAGCGTGAGGGAATGGAAGATCTGATTGCATACATGGAAGAAATCGGATTCTTTGAAGCACCTTGCAGTGGTGGAAATCATCTTGCGTGTCAGTTTGGTCTTGTTCATCACAGCAGAAATGTAATGATGGCAGCAGAAAATATCGGTTATGCACTTCTTGGCAAGGTCAAGTATACAGAAATCCGTGATTCAGTCATCATTGCAGCAGCGTTACATGATCTTGGCAAGTGTGGTGATTATGGCAAGCAGATGTATGTGCCTAACATGATTAAGGACGGCAGACCTACCAAGGCAGAGCCGGAACAGAAATATAAACAGTCTGAAAGCAAGCCTTTCAAGCGTAACCCGGCACTTCTTCCACTTGACCACGCAACCCGCAGCATCAAGTTAGCGACACTTTTCATTGACCTGACGGAAGATGAAGAATTTGCGATCAGATACCATGATGGTCTGTATGAATCAGCAAACTATGCAGTGAAGGGAAATGAAACCCCGTTATATTTGATTCTGCACTATGCTGATTTATGGTCAAGCAGAGTAACAGAAGGCAGCACGGATGAAGGAAGTGAAGAATAATGGATAAAAGAGATAAGAAAATCAGACAGTTAGAAGATGAACGCAATCAGCTGATGGCTGAAAATCAGGAATTGAAATATATCATCAATGATATTCAGTCAGTGAATGATATTATGCGTGAAGATATTGAAAAGGAATGTGCTGCTGAATGTAGTTGTATTGTAATTGAAGGAAGTCGCACCAGTGCAGCATATCAGGATTTAGTTGGTATTCTTCTTGCAAATAACTATTCTGTTGAAGTCATACCAATGGATGAACGCAGAAAGTTAAAAATCATTATCAAGGAAAGTGAGGTATAAGAGTATGGTAAATGAAAGACAGGGAAAAGTTTACAATTCCCGCCCGGTATATAACAGAAAGTTATTACGTTCAGTAATTCGTGCGGGAGTTCAGAAACAGTTTGGTCAGCATCATGTTTCTGCTAACATGGCGGGAAACTTTGAAAAAATCAGAAAGGAACAGGTGAAATAATATGGCACAGATGCTTTTGATTATGGGTGAATCAGGTACAGGAAAAAGTACCAGTATGAGAAATTGCGATCCGGCAACAACTGCCGTTGTGAACCCGGTTGGTAAGCCGTTACCGTTCAAGGGTAAGTTCACAATGCTGAACAGTGAGGTTGAATCCCGCAAAATCTGCAAGTTTATGAAGGAACAGGCAGCAGCCGGGAAGAAGTTACTGGTGGTTGATGACTTCCAGTATATCCTTTCTGTTCCATACATGAACCGTATCAAGGAAAACGGTTGGGACAAGTGGAATGACTTCGGTGCGAACTACTTTGAAATCATTGAGGTGTGCAAGGAACTTCCTGATGATGTGGTGGTTGCTTATATGACCCACACAGAAACCCTTGAAAACGGTGTAACCACTATTAAGCTGATCGGAAAGTTACTTCGTGAGAAGATCACTATTGAAGGACTTTTCACCATTGTACTTAGAACAGGCGTGAATGAAGGGAAATATTACTTCTATACACAGAATAGTGGCAAGGACACCGTGAAGTCACCTATGGGAATGTTCCCGGCATACGCCATTGACAATGACCTGAATTATGTGGCTGATAAAATCCGCAACTTCTATGAAGTCGGTGAGTATAAGACAGATGCAGAAATGAGTCAGGCTGATGCACAGGCTGCATCCGATCTTGAAAAGCCGGATGCAAACGGCAGACGGGCAAGGGGTGGAAAAAAGACCGCAGCCACAGCAACACCACCTACAACAGAGGATGAAGCACCAAAGACAGGCAGAACCGCCCGTAAGACACATGATGAAGTGGTGGCTGAAAATAATCAGAAAATGGCTGATTATATGGCAGAGCGTGACAAGGCTGTTGATGCCGTTGCAAATGGGCGTGAAGAAATCCCGTTTGAAGAAGCGTGTGCAGCAGCGGATTCTGTACCGCAGCCGGAACTTGAAACACCGCCAAGAAGAACCCGCAAGGAAAGAAAGTCTGCTGAACAGTCTGAACCTGTTCAGGACGGTACAACAAATACTGATTCTGAATCTGTCACACTGGATGCAGACACATACTTCTATGTTCCGGCTGATGATAACTATGTGATGAAGCACAAGGGTGACACGGTTGACCTGACTGTTGATGGTGTTGAGGTTATGAAGGTCATCAGCAAGGAAGAATTTGGTGAAGGTGTGAAGCGTTTAGCACAGGCACACAACCCTAAGCCGGAAAACCCTATTGACGGGGCAATGAACCCGCCGGAGAAGGGCAGACGAACAAGAAGAAGTGCAGCACAGGCACAGCCTGATAATGCAGATACAACAGCGGATGAAACCCCGGCAGTAGATGAACAGCCGACTGGCAGAACCCGCAGAGTAAGAAAAACACGCTAAGAAAGTGAGGTAAAAGAACATGAACAATCCTTTTGGTTTACCTGATGAACTGTTTGGTGCAATCCTTGCATCAGCAATCACAGAAGGAATGAACACGGCGGGTAGCCGTTCAATGAAGAAGCCGAACCCGGCAGCACCTAAACAGGATGTACCGCCGGAAGATGGTGCAACTGCTGCAAAGAAAATCTATGATTCCTATGTAAAAGCCGGGTTCAATGAGGTTCAGGCGTTTGAGTTGTTAAAGTTAGTATTAAGCAAATAAGAAAGGTTAAAAAGGTGAAAAATTATGGCTATTGATTTCAGTGCATTTGATGAAAAGGTTGATTTACAGGAATTACAGAATGAGGTGCAGAACGCACCTGATAATGATTTTGCTGATGTGCCGGATGGTACATATATCATTAGTATTGAGAAGATGGAAATTAAGTTGACCAAGGCACAGGATAAGTTGATGTTTGCAGTTCAGGCAAAGATCAAGGAAGGTGAACAGGCAAACCGCATGATCTTCTTCAACCGTGTTATTTCCGGCAACAGTTCCGCAAAGTGGACGGACGGACAGGCAATCAAGTCTGTATGTACTTGGGTGAACAAGCTGATTGCAGAAGATGACACACCTGTTGAGTTCGTAAACTATGCAGATTTTGCAGATCAGATTCTTGATGTATTCCAGTCTATTCAGGGTGCGATTGAAGTTGAGGTTGATTATAAGGCAGATGCTTTCAACCCTATCACAATCAAGGAAGTTTTTGATTGCTAAAAAATTTTACTTGTAAAGTTAAGAAGTCTTAACTTAGAATGTTATCAGGCGGTGGC